TGGCAGCCGACGCCGCGCAGAGCGTGATGCGTCAGTACAAGCAAGACCTCCGCACGCCCGGTAAGAAAGTCGTCATGCCGGGTGGACGGATCGCCGACGCCGACCCGTATCTCTCGTCCCGATTCCGCACGGCCGATCACAACTCGGAGCTTGCGATCACGGGAGATAACGCGCACGAGTTCCTCACCGAAGAGTGGTGCGCGGATCATCCGGGCTTTGAGTATGCCTGGATTCAGGTCTCCGACGACTTCAAAAAGCACCGTCAGGCGGGTATCGCACACTCCCGGATCGGTCAAGACATTTACATCCCGGTCCCGAAGGACGCGATCCGTCGTGACTGCGGGTTGCCCTTCTCGACGCACACGACCCCCTCGGGCGAAAAGCTCTGTCAGGTCTACGACGTCGCACTTGTCGCGGTGAGCCCCGATAATTGGGAGCACTATTTCCGAGAAAAAGAGCGCGCGGGCGTTCAGGCAGTTGCGGGGAACATCGACCGCTTCTATAGTGGTATTGAAAACAGCGACCCCGGTGCGGGCGCAATCGGTGCGACGGCGGAAGTTACCCATAACCGGGTTTCTCGAACCTAGCACCTAGTCTTCAGGAGATTTCGGTTTGGCAACCATTGCGTACGCGCCCCCACAAGTTCAGATCGAGGCGTACAATACGCCCCCCGGTCCCCGAAAAGCTCCGGCAGGTACGGGGCACACGGGTACGGCGGTCATTCTCCCCGGCGACTTCGTAACGATTGCGGCTGGCGTTCTTACGCGAGCGGCGACCGGAACGAACGCCAACGTGTTCGGCATCGCGAACATGGGTGAGCAACAGATTTGGGGTCCGTACGGCGGTAACTCGGCCGTCAACGTGCAGGGCGTCTTCGGTACGACCCAAGCTCTTGCGGGCGGGCCACTCATCCCGGAAGACTCGATCGACGTCGCGGTCTACCCGCTCGTCGGGAACCAAATCTTCGAGATGAGTCTCTCGAACGTCACGGGCTGGCAATCGGGCGGAACGTATCAAGCGAACTACGGTACGACGGGCGGGTTCCTACTCGACACGACGACGAACTTGTTCGTCTTCGATCCTTCGCAGGCGAACAAACCGCTCACGATTTTCGCGAAAGCGATTGGCCCGAACATCCTGCTCCCTTCGGGTGTGGTGATCGGTAAAGGCACGGTTGGTGATCTTGGCGCACGAGTGATTTGCTTCATGAACTCGGCGGCGGTCTAACATGGAGAATACGATCGAACAGCACGACATCGCCCTCGACGTCACGGTCGAAACCACGTCGACCTTCGTCTTCGACCTTCAGTTGTTCGCAGGCTCAGCCTCGGGCATCATGCAGACGAACACCTTCGTTCAGTCGCAGACCAAGGTCGTCACCCGCATCTTCGACAAGTCGAACCCCGAAGCGCCCGAGTTTTGGTCGCTGTGGTTCAACGATTGGGAAGGCGAAAAAGCTCGGTCGTACTTCCAGATGCTCCCGATTTTCGGATTCGGCGCACCACAGTTAAAGACCGAAGGCGCGCTCACGCCGCTCGACCAGGGCGGTGAAGGCACGGCCGTCATGTTCCCCTACTCGACCTTCGGCTTGAAGTACGGCATCACGTACGAAGGCCGGATGGAAGACCCTCAGAACATCAACGGCAAGTTCCCACGACTGCTCCGTTTCGCAGCGGACCAAGGCGTGGAGCTTAACGTCTGGAACACGCTCAACCAAGCGTTCAACGCCTCGGTCCCGATTTGGGACGGTCAAGCACTCTGCTCGTCGGCGCACACGCTCGCCGGGCCGCAGGGCGGAACGTACTCGAACTACCTCGGTGCCGTCGCACTCACGGTCGAGACGAAGACGCAGGCCGACATCCTGCTCTCGACGCTGCCGGACGATCGTGGTCTTGCGACCTACCGCACGGGTAAGTACCTCGTGGTGCCGACCGGGCTGTGGCAGGTTGCCGAAGAGATCACGGGCTCGAAGTTCTACCCCAATTCGGACGAGAACCGGATTAACGTGCAGTTCGGCAAGTGCGAACCGATGGTCGTTCGCTACTTGCAGCCGAACATCGGCGCGGGTCCCTTCCCGTGGTTCGTCTCCGCAGGTAAGGGCGAACTCGGATCGGACGCGCACCCGTGCTTCGTGTCGATGAAAGTCCGTCACTCGCAAGAAGTGTGGTACGACAACGACGCGCGTACGCTCTATCACTCGACGCTCGATCGCTACGTCTTCGGCGCGGGCGACGGCCGAGGTATCGTCGGCTCGCAAGGCGCGTAGTCAACCCCTCGCATCTACACCCTGTTGGGTAGAAACGTAGAGACATGAGCAACCGCGTATCCGCAAAGAAGCATTTCCCGAAATCGGTCGGCTTCAATGCAATGAACATCGAGCAACTCGGGCCGACTGCAATCGTCGCTTCATCGACGAACGCAACGAACCGTGGGTACTTCTTGCTGCCGTTCGCGTGCAAGATTCCACTCATCACGCTCTTTGCGGATACGGCCTCGCCCGGCATCACGGCGTTTAACGTGATCGTCGGAACGGGTGCAGAAGTCGGCGCGGCGGTTCTCACGGCGGACAACTCGGATCGTCTCGCTCCGCCAACGACCACGCAGACGGCGGGTGCAGGTCTTTTCCAGGCGGGTACGTTCCCGAACTTCACGGGCCCGCTCGATAAGACGGTCACGCTCGTCGTCGGCGTCTCGCAGACGTTTGCGACCTCCGAGCCGGATGCGATCTTCGGCCAAGGCACGGTGCTCTCGCTGCGGTACGTCTCGGGCGCGACCGTAAACGGCAATTTGCTCGCTGCGTTCGCCGTGATCCCGGTCGACCCGATCCCCTACCGTCCGGCTTCGCAGTCGAATGGTGGTTGGTCTTGGGCTGCGGACGTCGCCTAACTCGTGCCCGTATCATCGGAATCGGTAGGTAATACCGCTCCGATCGTCCTTGCGACGATCATTGCGGGAACGACCGTCACGCCGTATACGTCCGGGCCGAAGATGCTCGAAGCCAAGCGTATGACCAAGTGGGTGTTCCAACTTGGCGGCACGTTCACGGGCATGAGCGCGGTTATCTACGGAACGACCGACATCGGAACGTCGGGGTGGATCGGATACGGGCCGACGCCTACGGGCGCGAATTGGTTCCAACTTCCGGCCGAAGCGATTCAGTCCGGCACGGGTACGGTTGTCAACCCGCTCACGGCGGTCAACCAAACGCTCACCTACGATCGACAACTTGTGGCCGTGCAAGTCGTCGTAACGCAGACGGCGGCAACCGGGACGTGCCTCGTCTACGGTTACGCGGTCAAGTAAGGTAGAATAGGTCGTGAGCTTCACGACCAACAGTATCTTCCCGTTCGGCTCGTACACGGCGACTGCGCTCAACGTGGGTATTCCGCTCACGTTCAATCAAGTCGGTATCGGTGCGAGCAATTCGCCGAACGCGATCGCCGACCGATACCCGCTTCCGCAGAACTTCACCCCTCTGCTTGTGACAGCGGTGTGCGCGAACTTACTCTCGCCGACCGGAATTAACGTCGCGTACGGTGAGGTTGCGATCACAACGCAGACGGCAGTCGGTGCGACGGCGGCTGCGGGAAATTGTTTGCTTTCGACGTCGACTGCCTCGCAGTTGCTCGTAGCGGGAACGGTGTATCAGTTTACGCCGCTTACCGGAACGATCTACCCGAGCGGTGGCGAGCTTACGCTGCGCGTGCTCACGCCGGGCGGTGGCGGCGTCGGGGGTCTACAGGTCAACGTGTGGGGGACGTTCGCGTGAAGAAAGTACTTTCAGCACTCGCGCTTTGGTTCGCGGCCGCTACGAGTGTTGCACTCGCGCAAGCGGGGCCGACTCCGGTCCCGTCTTCGGTTCCCTACGTCGGCACGATTAACGCATCGCAGGTCGTTCCGTCTAGCTCGGGTGCGAACGCAACCTTCGGCGGGACGTATCCGTACATTTTTCCGACCGCCGTTAGTGTCTCATCGCTTTCCAGCACAGGCAACATCCAAACCTCGAACGGTGTTCTCACGACGAACTCGACGACGACGCTTCAACTCTGTACGTCGTCTTGCTTCGACACGATCGACGGAACGACGGGCGCGTTCTTCGCGCCTTCGGCGTCCTTTACGAACGCGCTCCCGATCACGAGCGGCGGTACGGGGTCGACGACAAAAAACTTTGTCGATCTTTCGACGACGCAAACCGCCGCAGGCGTGAAGACGTTTTCGAGCGGCATCTCGACCGCTGGAATCACGAGTACCGTTGCAGGTAATTTCATGGGTCCGGCTGCTTCGTCGCTCAACCAATTTGAAATGGGGGCGAGCGGGTGTGCGGCAAACTATTCGGATTGGGAAACGAATCCATCCATCACCGTTGCAACCGTTGCAGCGTCCGCGTTCGGGATCAATTGCTCGATCAATGCTCTTGCCGTTGACGCGAGCGGCGATCTTGGTATTGCTGGCAATTTTCAAAGCGTCGGTTCCGTCACGGCGGGCACGTTTGGCGTTATTGGTCCTGCATCTCCGTCTGCTACAACGAACTATTTAACGTACGGCACGGTCGGAACGTACCCGTACGTTGCGGGAGTCTACGACGGTCACGAGCACATCGAAAAAGGCGCAACGCCTGCGGTTACGACGGCAGGCGTAACGGTCAATTTTAACACCGCGTATGCATCGACTCCGGTGTGTACGGTTTCTTGGAACTCATCCTCACCGCCCACGTACCAGCTTGGGGTGGCGACGACGACCGCGCACATAACGGTTTATAGCACAACGTCAAGTTCGTACGGCGCGACCTTTATTTGCGTGCAATAAGGTAAGATAGGATCGCTATGGCACAAAACCCGAACGACCCCAAGATCATCGAGTTCTACCGCCAACAGCGCGAGCGTGCGGAGGCCGAGGCTGCACAAGGCTCGCAGTCAGGCGCTCGTATGGCGGGGCAAATCTATCAGAAGCGCACGGACGCTGATGCCGCGCAGCACAAATACGCAACCGACGACGCAACGCAGGCCGCGCGTTACCAAGCGCAGTCGATGGCCCCCGGCATGGTCGGCAAGGCGCTCGGTGCGGGTGCGGAGCTTGCCGGAAACCCAGCGGCACTTGGGTCGATGGGCGGAGACATCGGGCAAGCGATCCAGCAGGTCGCTCCCCGGATCGCTCAGGTGCTCACGAAGCTCGGGATGGTCGGCTCGGCCCGAACGGTCATGCAAGAAGGCTCTCAGATCGTGCAGCGTGGCCGCACGCCGATGGGCGGTCCCTCTGTCGTTGGAGCACAAGTCGAACGGGGTGGAGCAGAAGCCGGGGGAGGCGAGACCCGTGCTCTTATGGGGGGCGCACCGAAAAAAGCCGCCAGCGCCTCAAAATCGGCCATGAAGAACGTGACGCCCAAGAAGGCGTCTTCGAGTGCGGCCAAGTCGGTCCCGAAGAGTACCGCGAAGTCCGCTCCGACTCGTGCCGCCAAGGCAGCGAAGCCCCTGCCCGGCAGAGCGATCCACAAGGACGCGGCGAGTGTGAAGGCACCGCGTACGGTCAAGGCTGCTCCGACCGCGAAGACGGCCATGAAGTCGAGCGAGAAGGGCACGCCCGCAAACGCGAAGTTCACGACGGCGAAGAAAGCCGATAACGCGACGGTCGCCAAGAGCCCGAAGCGCGGCGCGGGAACGACCAAGACGAAGACCCAGGTCCCGACCGAGAAAGTGATCCGTACGGCTCCGACCAAGAAACCTGTGAGCGGTCGTCCGTCGAGCAAGCCGCTCGAAGGCAAGTCCGTGCATAAGGACGCCGGATCGGTGAAGCCGCGTCGTACGGGTAAGCTCGCCGAGGGTGCGCGTGCGAAAACGCGCGGGTCGGAGAAGAGCGAGCCCGCGAATACGAAAATGCGCGGGACCGTTGCGCGCCGTTCGTCGTCGAGCAAGGCGAAAGGCGCAGGACGCTTCGGTATCCGTCCGCCGTCGCGCAAAAAGAAAGCGAAGCCGTAGTTGGCGCTCCCAACGCTGCAATCGCTCATCACGGAAGTACGTGCGCGGCGATCGGAACCAAACGTCACCGGACGGTGGACAAACGCGCTTCTTACGGGCGTTATTAACCGTGCCCAGCAGCAGGTGATGCTCGACGTCCAATGGCCCGAAGCGACAGGCTATACGCCGACCGTCGCAGGGCAACAAGAGTACACGCTCCCCGAGCTTATCTCGATCTTGCGCGTGTACATGGTCTTCTTGGAGGGCTCGGCCGGACAACCGATGGTCCCGACGTCGATCAACCGTCTCGAAGGCGATACGCTCGGGTACTTCGATCAGTCGACCACGCAGTTTCAGACGCAATGGCAGACGCAGAACTCTTCGGCGTATCCGGTGTCGAGCGGTAACGGGTATCCGCAGGTCGCTTCGATTTTGCCTCCTGCATACGGCGGCTATTCGGGCCAGCGCCCGCAGTACTACTTGCGTGGCGGCAACCTTGGGTGCGTGCCGATCCCGGCTGCGGTGTACGCGATCCAACTCGACTACATCCCGATTCCGCCGACGCTCGTGAACCTCGCCGATTCTTCAATTCTGCCGGATGCCTTCGTCGATGCAATTGTGTACAAGACGATGTACTACATGGCCTCGGCCGAATCGAATCCGGTCAAGATGGCCGACGCCGATAAAATGTACGGCGGTCTCCCGCAAGAGCGCGGGACGGGTGGTGCGATCGGGAAGTTGCTTTCGTGGAAGGGTAACTTGCTCACGCACGAACCCCGTGCCGTTATCTTCACGACGGCACGCACGCGCTTTAACGGACCTCCGCGCGTCGGAAGCGGTCAAGGCCGACACGGCCGATAGCACGAAGGTGCGCCCATGCCGGGACTTGAGGTAACACCCCGCGACGAGCAGACGATAGAGATTCTGCGGTGTTTTCCGTGGGGCGGTGCCGACCTCACCTCGAACCCGACCGGGATCGACCCGACCAAAGGCGGTGGCGCGAGCAACGTCGTGCCGAATCGACGTTTCGGGATGTTCGCGCCGATAAAAGGCCGACAGCTTATCGCAGGCGGTACGGGCACGAATACGTTACAGTCTCTTGCGCTTTTTCCGTACGTACAACAGGCTACGCAATCTACGACGGAGCTTCTTGCGTCGTCCTCGGTTGGAAGCGGTACGTATGCGAACAACCTCGTGCTTTCGTCGTGCAACACGGGCGGCATCGGCGTATGGGGGACTCTAAATCTTCCCACGTACGGCGGCAGTCCAGGTCAACAGCCGCTTGGGAACGTCGGGGGTTCGTGGGCACTCGCGCAGCAATGGGCATTCTTTTGCTCGCGTAGCGACATTTTGGGCTATGCGCTTAAAGTCGATAACAATAACAACGTAACTTTTTCTCAAATTGCGCCACCCGTTATGCTCGGGCCGATCGTCGCGAGTGCGTACGCTCCGAATTGTCGCCTTAACGGTGCGGGTGCGATCACGACGACGAACGCTTTTTACACGTTCACGTATTCAAACGCGACTCAAGAATCCGGCGCAGCGTTCGGCGCGAACCCGCTCGGCCCCCAAGCGTGGGGTTCGGTAAGTGCAACCGCAAACACGGGCCTCAATCCCACAAATAATCAAATCACGATGGATATTCCGGTCTCACCGGACTCGCAAGTTACGACTATTAACATTTATCGAATCGACGATCTCCTCGGGCAATTTCTTTTTGTTGGATCGGTCCCGAACACGTCGGGATATGGCGGCTCGGCAGCGGGCTACGCACGCTTTACCGACAACACGCCGAGTTCTTCCGTGACGGGTCAAACGCTTATCGAGCGGCGCGATACGCCCGCTCCGTTTTACGACATGACGTACTACATGGGGCGCATGTGGGGCTTCGGTCACGATGCGTACACGCCGTATTGGGCGATTTTAAACCCGGTCGTAACCCTTACCGGACTCGCGCAACCTGCCGGATCGAGCGATTTGTGGTACTCGAACTATAACGAACCGTGGGGCTGGAACTCGGTCACCCAGGTCGTGCAAGTCAACCCGAACGTCTATGGGGACGTTGGTGTTGCGGTGCGCGGTGTCGGTGGCGTTCTCGTAGCCTGGAAAACGCGCAGTACGTGGCTCATTTACGGTGACTCACCCGACAATTTGCAGAGCCCGATCGAACTCGGATCGCAACTCGGGCTTGTCTCGAAACAGTCGCTCATTTCTGCTTTCGGCATTGCGCGTTGGCTTTCAAACCAAGGTGTGATGCAATTCGACGGAGCAAACCTCACGAACATTTCGGCCGACATTAAAGAGTTTCTTGACGGACTCGTGCAGACCGATCTTCAAGCAGCGTGTGCGTCGTTTCACGACGGTATGTACGTTCTTTCGTTTCCGACGCAATCTATTACTTGGATTTACGACACGAAGACGCAAGCATGGTTTTCTTCGACGTTTGTCGCGAGCTTATACGCAACTCAACTCGAAGACCCGTCGCTGCGTATCGGTGTCGGCGGTGTCGAGGAAACGGGACTCGGGGCGCTCGATGCGGTGTACGGCGTTGCGAACGGTGTCACGATCGGAGGGTTTCCCGTTGTCGCAGCGCATTTTGCTTTTGAAGGCGTTGACGACGTATCCACTACCACGCCGATCGTTTCAACGTGGATGTCGCGCGTGTGGAAGCCGACAATCCCGTCGTATTGGCAGTTCGAGTCTATTGCAATCGAAGCGGCGACGAACCTCGCACCGGGATCGCAAATCACCGTCAACATTATCACGAATCCCGGTTCGGTCGGGCAAACCACAACGCCCATCACGTATACGATGTCGGGCCTCAATAACCCAATGCAGGTGATCGAGCTTCCCGTTGCGTGTCAAGGACAGACCGTGCAAATCGAAGTTGTCGTCACGGGTACGCAAGGACAGTTTTACGCGATCGAAGACGTGAAGCTCTACGGGCACATGATTCGGAAAATGGATCAAGGGGATAACAACTAATGCCGATCCCCCCGTCGAACAAACGATCGAGCCCGATGCGCTATCCCGTTACGCATACGATGGGTACGGGAAAGACTGTCGTGCCACAGACGTACGTCGGTGCCGCACCCAACACCGGGAACACGAACGTCACGCCGCCCGCGCTCCGCTGCGCGGGTATTCAAGTTGTAACGTACACGTTCACGATCCCGGCGATTTCAGCGGGCGGGTACCAAAGTGTTGCGTTTCAAGTCGGCTTTACGAATCTTCCAACCTACCCACAATCTTATGTGGCAAACTCGACGCTTTCGGGACTGTCGGTTCAACCCAACGGTACCTCTGGACTCGCTACACGCGGAATGTCGAACTCAATTTCGGACACGACGACGTTGCTCTCGAACGTGCAGGTCAATCGTACGGCTATCGCGGCAGGCGTGTATCTTATGGACTTTTTCGCAGTCGGTTACGGACTCTCTTCGGGGGGAACGTCGTACAAAGGCCCGGTCTTACCAAAAGGACAGGTTTGGAATGCGTTTCAGGCGCGCGGCCACGTTTCGTTCGGAAGCACGAGTGCATACGCTGGGGGGGAACTCGTGACGCTGTACGTTACAGGCCAACTCTACGTGCAGTCCAACTAATGACGCGCACGAAAGTACTTTCCGTACCCGACGTCTCGAAGCAGTACTACCCCGACCCGGCGCAGATTCTCCAAGCGATCGTCGGAGACGCGGGCAAGTACGCAGGTGACGTTGGCGGTGCGTTCGGGTTTATGGGCGCGAAGTACGGTAAGATGGGCGAAGACGGCGAGGAGCTAGACGGGGAGCGACTTCTCAATGAGTTTTGGGACCCAAGTGACTATTTCCGAGCAGAAGACTTCTTTGATCCGCAGAGCATTGTCGATGAAGCCTTCGACTTTTGACTTGGTAACTGTCGACCCAAAAGACCCGGTTCTCCTCGTGTGGTTCAAGGAATATGCAAAGCACCACGGTTTGGGTGACGTCGAGCCTGTAGGTGAACGGTGGTTCGGGCTCATGCAGGGCGGAAAGCTTCGGGCGGTTGCGGGCGAGCAGCCGCTTAAAAACAAAAACCTCAAGATCACGAACCTCCTCGCCGAGCCCTCGCGCCTTGGGCTGCGTGCGATGCAGATTCTCCTTGAGATGTACGCGGAGCTTGCCGAGCACAAAACTTTCCCATTCATCGGTGCGGACATCCTCGCGACCTCGCACGCGATCAAGCGCCGCGCGCGAGCGGCGGGATTCCAGCCGTACAGCGAAGTATGGTACGTCGGTTCTCTCGACGCCATGAAATAAGGTAGACTACCCCTATGGGTCAAATTCTCGGCGGTATTGCAGATATTTTTGGCGCGGTGCAGCAAGGCAATGCTGCGTCCCAGGATACCGCCGGGCTCAACACCGTCAACAACGAGATCGAGAACAACAACTCGCAACTCGATCCGTATATTTCAGGCGAACTCGCGAACGGTGCGTGGCTCGGTACGGGTGCGCTCTCGGGGTACGGTTCCCTCTCCGGTGGCGTGACCGGGGGCAACACGGGCGGACCCGGTACGGTCGGCGCGTATTACGATTCCGCACAGTCGGGTCTCGGTACCGCGCAACAAGGCACGGCAGCGTCCGGCAGCTATTACCAGGGGCTCATGCAGAACGGCTTGAGTCCTTCCGTGATCGCAAATGCATACGGCAACTTCAATACGTCGGCCGCGCAGAACGACGCGAATATTAAAGCGAACTACACCGGGCCGAACGCTGCCGGACTCATGGAAGACGCGAACTTCCAGAACATCCAAGGCCGCGCGCAACTCGGTGGAAACCTCGCCGCTCAAGACCAAGGCGTGATGACGCAAGGCGCTCAGGGTCTCATGGGTTCGGCCGAACAGTATGCGGGTCTCGGCCTGCAAAGCTATGGCCTCGGGTCGAGCGCGCTCACGTCTCTCGGGCAATACGGACAGTCGCTCACGACGCAAGGCATGCAAGGGATCGAGCAACAGAACGCACCGCTCGGACAGATCGGTTCGGAGTACTCTGCGGCTGGAACGGCAGCGAGCACGAACGCAACGAACGATTGGGCGGGAGCCGCGTCCGGTATCGGTTCCGGGATCGCAAGCCTTGCAACGGGCGGTATGGCGTCGTTCCTCAATGGCGGCGGCAACATGAGCACGGGGCTCGGTCAGGGCAACTACCAAAACAGCGGCCCGACGTCGTACGCTCCCGGAAATCAGTCGTGGAACGGTCTGACGATTAACCCAGGACTCGGTTACTACGGCGCTCCGACCTAGTGAAGTTCGCGATCTACAGCGCGGAAGGCGCGGGCTTGTCGTGGGCCAAGCGTCTTCTCGACGAGGGGCACGAAGTGCTCATGTACGTCGACTACATCGACCCGAAGCTCGCAAGCCCGCAGCGTCACGTCGGCGACGGTATCGTCCCGAAGGCGAAGAACAAGATCGAATGGCAACTGTGGGGACGCGGTGGCATCTATCTCTTTGACTCGTCGCATTGGGGTGAGTTTGCGGAGAGCCTACGCAAGCGTGGCGAGCGTGTTATTGGCTCGGGGGCTTTCTGCGATCGACTCGAAGAAGATCGCGAGTGGGGATTCGACATCGCGCGATCCGTTGGGATGAAGCTCCCGAAGTACGAGAACTTCGCGACGATCCCCGACGCCGTTGCGAAGCTCGCGAAGCTCAAAGGCAAGCACTACCTTAAGACGGATCAGTATATCAAGGCGAACGCGACGACTTCGGGTGAGCCTGAGAAGCTCATCGACCACCTGAGCAACTACATAACGCCGCACGTCGGTACGCGCATTTCCGGGATCCTACAGGAGCAACTCGATGGTTTTGCACTCTCGACTGCCCGTTGGTTCAATGGGAATACGTTCGTCGGCCCCTACGAGGGGACAGTCGAGCACAAGAAGCTCTTGGATAAGGATAGAGGCCCCGCGACCGGATGCTCGTTTAACATCCTGTGGTTCTATGGTGACGACGCACCGCCGATCGCTCGCGCACTTAACTTCGAGAAGTTGGCGGAAGTTTGGCGAAAGAACAACGCACCGCCGGGAATCTACGACATAAATGCTCTCTTATGCGATAACGACGGAGAAGCATATTTTCTCGAATGGACGCCGCGAATGGGATACGATGCCCAACCGACAGATCAAAAAGGCATCCGCGATCTCGGCGGCTTTCTTACTGCGCTCGTGGATGGTCGGGGGGTCGATTCATTTTTCGATCGCGGACGGATGTACGGTTCCGTCCGCGTCACGGCTACGCCCTATCCCGCCGAGCGCATAGAAATTGACCACAAAGACTCCGCCTACGGGCTCCCCGTCCGAGACATCGACGGGCTGTGGAGTAAGCGGTTTTTGGCGTATGGAATTGCGTTCGACGAACAGCGAGGGTATTGGCTTGCCGACCCCCAGGGTCTCGTTGGTTTGGTCTCGGGGGCGGGTAACGACGTCGATCTATTCGAGGGGATTTACGAGTACCTCGACACTCATAAAATCGTCCACGATCAAATGTATCGTTCGGATGCCCAGGAGCGGTGCACGGAAGATTTGAAACATATCGTCTCGCTTGGGTACACGACAAGATGAGTCGGTGATACACTAGCTCCGAAAGTACTTTCAGGAGGCCCTATGCCGCTCCCCGGAATCTCTCTTGGTCCCGACGTTGGCGGCGGCATCGGCGCGGGCCTAGAGAACGTCGAACCGGAGATGCTCCAACAGGAGCTTCAAAAGCAGCAGGTTCAGGCCGGGAAGATGAAGCTCGCGTCCGATCAGAACGCGATGCAGCAGCAGCAGTTGCAACAGTTGGACGCGCAAGCCGCGTTCATCGCAAAGATCGGACGCAACAATCCCGGCGGCGACACGAATCCGCAGATCGCATCACAACTCGATTCGTGGGCGCAGAAGCGCGGACTGCCCTCTCCTGTTGTGCGAAACGACGACGGTTCGTTCAAGATCAACTTCGACGCCGTACCGGGATCGGGCGGGTACAACGATCTTACCGACGCAGAGAAGACGGACTTCGAGGCGTCTCCTGAATCCGTTCGTCGTATCAAGTATCCGGGTCTGACGGAAGACAAGTACAAGTCGCAGGTTTACATTTCCAACCCGGCCGAGCAAGATTCAATGCGGACGCAATGGCAAAAGCTCGTAAGTGGTCTTGGAAAAGATCAGACTCCGACGACGGTTGCGCTTTGGCTAGAGACGACGCAAGGAGCGACGTCTGTTATTTCCGTTCCTGAAGCCGTCTCGATGCTCCAAAACCCCGACTTCGCAAAGCAAGCGATTGGCCCGGCGGTTCAGGCGAAGCTCGACCAACTACGGCTCCTCGGACTCTCCGATGCCGCAAAGTCGAATTGGTATCGCGTGCAGACCCAAGTGCTCCCGGAACGTACGGCGGCTCAGATCACGCATTGGCAAAACAGCGACAGGACGGCAGCAGCGGGTCTTGGGATCAGGCAGCAGATTGCCGACGCCGATACGAAAAAAGCCGATGGCTACTTGCAGAGCGTCAACAACACCGCAGGTTTGATCGCGGCTCGCATCACCGACCTTAAAGCGCGCTCGGAGCAGATTCGCACGGCGATCACGAACCGATCGACGCCGCTCGCGCAGGCAGGGATCAAGGCGCTCACGGGGCAGATCACCGGACTCAATACGCTCATGGGCAACGCAACGAAACAACTCGACGCACTCATGCAAATCCCCCGTCCTTCGGACGATCAGATCGCGCAAATCTCAACGCTTCAGGATCAGATTAACGGGTACGCAATCCAGATTCAGGGGGCACAGTCCGATCTTGGTGTGTACAACCAAGCGATCGAGCAACAGTTGTCCGATAAAACCTCAAAAGGATCGGGGAAGCCATACACGTTTCCTCAAGCAAATCTTCCTCTTCTCGCAAAAGGTATGAAAGTACCAGGACACCCTGAATACACATCGACCGGAGAATCCGATGGACACGGGGGCGTGATCGTGCAAGACGCGAACGGAAATAAGATGGGATACAAGTCGCAATAGATGGCCGGACTCTACCCGCTTACATCGCCGCCGCCGCAGCCGAATGCAACTCCCGACGTAAGCGATAAAAAATCAGGTCTTTATCCGCTCGATACAGGGCCACAGAATACGCCGCCCCAGGGTGGGCGGTATAACTTCGACTCGCTCAAAAGCCTGTTGAGGTCGGCCGATGGATCGCTTCAAGACGACGACTACAACAAACTCGCGCACGTCGCGATGGCTGAGAGCACGGGCGACCCGAACCAAGTAAGTCCGCACGGTGCCGAGGGTTTGTGGCAGATTCTCCCAAGCGCACACGGCAAAGGGAATTGGAAAGACCCTGTTACCGCAGCGAAGTATGCGATTCAACTCTACAAGCAAAACGGTCTCAAAGATTGGGAAGAGTCGCGTCTCAAAGGTGCGGGAGGTGGTTGGGGGCAGTACGTTGACGGAACAAACACAGGCGGCGGGAATCTCTACCCGTTAACCGATGCAACCCCGGCTCCGAACCAAAAACTCCCGCCGGGTGGTATGGCGGCCCTTCTTGGCAAGAAAGGTACGACGCAACAAGCGGGCCTCGATCCGTCGCGCGTGTTCGCTCCGATCGCCGAGGCGTACACGAAGGGCGAGCAGCACGTAGAGAAGGTCGCGCATAATTGGACCGATCCCGCGCGCGATTTTATGTCCGAACAATGGGAGCGAATGGTCGGTCCTGAGGGGTACGTTTCGCGGCCGACTGAGGGTTTGCTCAACGTCATTTCAACACCGCAACGCATGGTTGACGCTAGCTTGCAGACGGCCGACCGCGTTGCGAACGACCCGAAGGAAAAAGGCAATCCGTGGATCGGTGCGGTTGAACCGATCGAAGTCACGAAGGCAGCACTCGGTGCGGCGTTCCACCCCGAAGACAACGACAAGATCGTCACCGATCTCGAACGTCAATTTGGCGCGCACTTCGGGTTCGACGTCGATGGACTGCAACATTCGGCGTGGGGAAAGATGGCGAAGGTCGCGCTCGATATTATCGTCGAGACGGGAACCGACCCGTTAACGTACGTGCCGATCGCAGACGCCCTTACCGTACCCGGACGCATTGCTCGGATCGCAGCGACAAATCACGTTTCAATGGCAGCGGCAACGCACGTCCTCGATCTCCTCAATCACTACCCCGCAACGGCGCAACTCACGAAGGCGCTTTACAATGCGTACACGACGTCGCGCACAGGTACGGCGATGACGGCAAAAGCAGTCTCGCAAATCTTTAATACCGTTTTCAAAAATAAACGTGACGAACTCGATCGGTTTTTCAACCCGGCTGGCAAGAACATTTACATGGCGACCGAGAGCGCCGTCGATCACGGGAAGAGTCAACTCGCAAAAGAGCATGCGAACATCGTCGATCAAGACTATAAGACGATCAAGGGTATCGGTATCAGCCCGCGCCAGCAGCAGGCCGACCTTGGTATGCAGTATCGCTACGGCGGACAAGCGGGACGTCAGGACGCGCTTAAAAGCGGGTACGTGCCAAACGACGTCGACAAGAAGAGTTTTCGCAAACCGCTCGACTATATCCAATACAGCGGAAAGACGCCGCTCTACGACCTGCCGAAAGGACTTTCAACCAAGGAAGCTCAGAGCTACCGCAAGGAGCCGGGTGCGTTTAATACGTTTCTGACCCCGCTCGAAGCGCAGGGTTTCGCACAGCGTCTCGGTATCTCGACGACGCAACTTGCGAGGCAGCGGTTCGATCTCGCACGCGAAGTTCTCGGGCGTAAGCAAGTCGCCTATAAAATGGCCGACATCGTGCGCTCGGACCCCTCGCTCGTTAAAGGCATCCCCGCGACCGCATCCTCGCTTGAGGAGTTTTTCCACAACACCGTTGCCAACGCTCCGAACATGGTCGAAGGCGCGGGTAAAGTCGCAGCCAAGTTTCTCTCAAAGACGCCTGAAGGTAAAGAGTTTATTGCCGCCGGGAAGTACGTCGGGCGCAAGTACGCAGGTGCGATGAAACAAGTACAACGTGTGTATTCGTCCGGGATCAAATTGAACTTTGCACCGCACGCGGTCTTCAACGTCGGTACGATCACGGCAGCACGCGGAGGCTTACCCGTTGCGGCGAAAGGTCTCGCGTACGGCATGGACCTTTTCGCTGTTAAACCCCTCACCGATCTCGCACAGCAAGCGCACGTTGCAAGAATCCAATCTCTGCTCGATCGTTTGCACGCAAACGGTGGGATCGGTTCGTCGTTTAGCGGCGATCTTATGATGCACTTGCCCGAAGCGATTCGGAACATCCCAATGCTCGGAGATGCGCTACGGCTCGCTGCGAAAGGCCCGAAAACTTATTTGAGCACGATGCAGCACGGGCTTGAATCGTTCGAGGCGGGGTATCGTGCCGCATATCTTGAGCACCTCGATAGCGTCATGGGTCCCTCGAAGTCAGTCGAAGATGAAATGCTCAAAGGTGCGAAGGTCCTCAACGACATCGGCGACTACAAAAACCGCACGTATGCGGTGAAGTTTTTGAACGCGCTCGGCGGTGTCTTCACGAACTTCCGCGCCTCGATCGCACCTGCAACGATTGCCAATGCGATCAAACACCAAGGCGTTTTCTCGACGACGAAGGGGATGCAGACAATTCCGGTCGTCCCGCTCATTCTGCGTATCGAGCATGAGTTAAACGAGAATAACGTCGCGGGACGCGGTTGGGATGAAACGTGGGGCGGCCCGATCGGTGACGCTGCCGCTTCAATCACACCGCAGTACCAACTCTCTTCAGGTACGATTGGCCCCGTCGCGTCTGGCGCGGCGCATCGTTACGTTGAGGCGGTCGAAAAAGACCCGTCGCCGTGGAGCATCATTCAGCCGATCAAAGACACGCTCGACGCCGCAGCCGTACCCGGTATGTCGACGTTCGATGCGCCGAAAGTTGCCCCGTGGCTTTCGACGTCACATTGGGTTGCAGGCAGTTACGAGCAAGCGCGTCCCGGACGTGCAGCGTTCCGTCGTGAAAAGTCGTACATCCGTCGCACGGACGAAGAGTAGTTACAACTCCCCGTACGCAGCGGCGCGGAACGAGTCGGAGAGCTTCCCCGTCATAAGCAACTCTTCGAGCTTGGCTTTGCGCTTGAGCATCCGGTAGAGCGTGACCTCAACGGAGTTTGCGATGCGCGGGTAGCCATGCACGAGCTTCTTGCCCGGCATCTCTTCGAGCGGTGCGAAGGTCCGATCGCGGGCCTGTTTGTGATCGTCGTGGTTGTCGCCCGTGGAGAGGAAGCTCGTGTAGTCGGCCTCGCGGAATGAGATGCCGAGTGATGCGACCGTTTCCTGTGCGATCATCACGTTGTAGTTCGGGTCGTGGCGGAACCGCGCAATCATACCCGGTCGATCGTCGCCTTTAATGTCGCCGTTGAGGATTTGCGGATGGTAGGCTTTGAGCGCCTGTACCATCGCCGCACCTTCGGGCCGGAACTTGTGGAAGATCGCGACCTTGCCGCCGCCTTCTACGATGTCTTCGG